CCGATTACCACACGGCGAAGCCCTCCTAAAAGGTGAGCAACGGTTGAGCAACGCTAGCGAAATGTAGTGATTTTTGCAAATTTTGAAAAACAAAAAAGCCAGTAAACACTTATGTTTACTGGCTTTCTAAGTTTGCGTTCTTATTCAGCGGAGAGTATTTTAAAAGTTCATTTACCCTCTCCATTACTGCATTTTGTGTATTTTAGGTTGAGCAACGGTTAAGCAACCGTTACAAATTTTGCAGAGATTTAAAGGGCTATTCGTTCTTAGTATCGTTTTTTGTTTCACTAGAAATTAGTACCTCTTCACCATATAGTCGTTCCATCCCTTGGCGTGTTACAAGCCAATTCTTACCCGATTTTCTAGCTTCATCATCGGTAAACTGTTTATTTGCATATCTCTTTAAGCAGCATTGCTTAATGGAATCGGCTGGCACATTCCATCTTTCACCAGCCTCTTGTGTAGTCATTACATCATCTAGTTTCATTACAGGACTCCTAATATTGCTAATAGATTATATACAGATAATACAAAGGCAATAATACTGATTATTAAAGTTACTCTTGAAATCATATGCTCGCCATTGTTATAATAGTTAGGAAGAGTGGGGCTCTTTCGAGCCCCGGTGGTTACTGATTTAATAACTGTATTATCGCGATTGCTAGTTGGATAAATGCTGTTATTATTGGTAGCCACTTTTTTATTATCTTCCTTAACTTCTTCAATGGCATCACCTCCTTCCCTATGTCTACATTATAACACGATTTCGTGTTATACGCAATAGTTTTTTAGTATTTTTTACAAAAAAAAGAGCCTACTGACCTTGAACCGACCCCTTAATGTTAGACCAAAAATCTTAACGTTAAGGAGGTCGGTTTTTCTATGGCAAAATATAGTCTTATATTTAAATTAAAAGTCGTTACCGCCTATCTAAACGGCGAGGGTGGATATGAGTATTTAACTAAGAAATATGGTGTAAAGTCTACATCGCAAGTTCGTCGTTGGATTAGTGCATTTAAAGAATTTGGTAAAGATGGTTTGTGTCGAAAGCGAAATAATACAAGATATACTTCAGAATTTAAGCTAGCTGTGGTAGAGTCATACTTAACTAGTGAATTATCGTATCGGCAAATTGCATTACAATATGGGCTGAATAATCCTTCATTAATAGCTCGCTGGAAATCGGATTTTATGAAATATGGGACCAATGCTTTTGTCGAGCGACCGAAAGGACGAATACCTACCATGAGTCGAACAGATGAAAAAGCAAAGATTACCACACATACTAAATCACGTAACCAAAAGAAGAAAAAAGAATTAACACCAGAGCAAGCTCGTATTTTAGAATTGGAAAAACAATTACGCTACGCTCAAATAGAGAATGCCTATTTAAAAGAATTGAGGAGATTGCGCCTCGAGGACGCTCGAAAAATGAAAGAACAGCAAGAATCATTAGCAGTCTCCGAAGAGAATTCAAACTAACTGAGATTCTTGCTGCCTTACGTTTTCCAAAAGCAACATATATGTACTGGCAACAGCGCTTTGACCGAGTAGATCCAGATCTACAAATACGAATAGCTATTGAAGATATTCGTAAGGACCATCCCAACTATGGATATAGAAGATTGTTACCTTTGTTGCGATCACGAGGTATTGTTATTAATAAGAAACGATTGCAACGAATTATGCAAAAGTTTAATCTGCAAGTAATAGCATTCTCCCGTAAGAGCCGAAAATATAACTCATATAAAGGCGTTAAAGGACGGATTGCACCTAATCGCATTAAGCGTAGATTCTATTGCAGTCAACCACATCAAAAAATTACTACAGATACAACTGAATTTAAGTATTATGAACTAGATGCAAACGGTGCTTTGAAAGTTGGAAAACTATACTTAGATCCATTTATGGATTTATATAATCTTGAAATTATTAGTTTTAGTATAAGTCCTACACCATCGGCTGAGTCTATACTTTCAGCACAACAACAGGCGATTGAAAAGACTGCTGATGCTAAGTATCGACGGACATTTCATTCTGACCGTGGTTGGGGTTACCAAATGAAAGCGTATCAACATAATTTAAAAGTGCATAACATATTTCAAAGTATGTCTAGAAGAGGTAATTGTCTCGACAATTCACCAATGGAAAACTTTTTTGCTATCTTAAAACAAGAGATGTATTATGACAATACCTTTCATAGTTATGATGAGTTAAAAATGGCGATTGAAAACTATATTATGTATTACAATACTAAACGAATTAAGGAAAAATTGAACTGGCTAAGTCCAGTTGACTATCGTTTAGCTACTACTGCAGCATAAAAAATTCCGAGCAACCAGTTTAGGTTACTCGGAAATAAAAGTCTAACTTTTTGGGGTCACTACACCTAGATATTTTCTGAGTTAGTAGGCTCTTTTAAGCTTCAGCTATAACCGATTGTTTTACTACTCAACTGACAACTAATAGTTGATAGTTGCGTGTATCCACCATTACACGCTATGGAGATGTATGGATCACCTCAATCTTTAGCGACTAAATATATTACAGTACCGCCCAATAAGATATTAAGCAATTTACTATTTCGTTGTTGCATCTTCGCTTTTTTGATTTCGTTCTTCTGCTGCTCTAAGTATATTTCTGCTTTCGTTAATGATAGCTTTTGCTCGTTCAGCATCTGCTCTTGCTTGTGTAGTAAGTTCCGTGCTTGTGTCAATTGCGCTTTCTGTTCGTTGATTAAGTTCAACGCTTCTATTAATTCTTGTTTCTGTTCGCTCGTTGAGAGTTTGGCTACTTTCAACTGCATTTCTAATTCGTTGATTGTAGTCAATTGATTGTTGATTGTACTCTCTAGCGTGTCGAAGTTCGTTTTCAGCGTTGCGTATTCCTGTGGTGTCAATGTTACTGGTTCTGTTGGCGTAGAGCCATATACAGATGATGCAAACAACAAGCACCATAAAAGCAATACAATAGCTCCGATTGGCAGAAAATATAACTTTAAACTTTTCATACATAGATACCCCCTATATATTGCTTCCCCATTGCTGAGCGTAATATTTAGCTTTCATTCGTATTACATCGCCACCACTACCAGGTTCATCACCTTGGGTAACTACCCATAAGTCCCAACGCTCACATGTAGTTGTTGGCCCATATGGATCATGTGCGTAAAACCCGTCCATGTTATCCGCTGCCTCAGCATGGGTTAACACGTTGCTAATACTAGCCGGTAGTCCTAGGTCTACACATAATACTGCAACCACTTGCGCTAGCGTTTCAATTTGTGCGGCAGTCGGTGGATAATCACCTAAGTCATTTACCCATTGAGCCCCATAGGCGCAATCTAAGGATATACCTATAGCCCTGCCATTACGCATCCATGTGTGGCTTTTATGGTCTGTTAGTTCACCGTCAATGTAGATATTGCCACTACCATCAATATTGATATGGTAATCGTTAAATTGTTGATTATATCGTCCTGCAGTCCAGTGCAGGTATACTTTATCAATGTAACCTACAGCCCTACTGCAGTAGTCGTTTAAGTCGCTTAAACTAACGTTTATCATCCGCACTCCCCCTTTCCATCACAGGCGGTACCTTTGGTTGTTCTTCTAGCTTATCAGGTATACCGTTATTATCCTTATCTATCCAAAGTGCTAAGAACCCTACAAGGGCTGTTAGTACGCTTGGTATAAAGATATGGTCAATAATGTTAATACCTGTGCTAATTAATTTCCCTGTTTCATCGGATACATACCCTGTGGCGAACGCCATTACATATTCGATGACTACTAACATAATAGGTACTAGCATGACGAGGACTAATGCCCTCGTCGCTAATACACCTGTAGGGTGGATGTTGGCCACCCTAACAGATTTAAATGCTTTCTTAGCGCTGTCCATGAGCCGAGGTGGTATGATCATGTAGTTCCTCCCTTAACTCATTAATTCGCTTTTCCATGGATTCTAGCTTCGTGGTTAACATCATGAAGGTAGCCTCCGATTTTACACGTTCAGCACGTGAGAGTTTCATATCCTCTTTTAACTCATTAAGAGTATCAAAGAGTGTATCCCACTTACTCGTGAAGGATATATTATCCTGTATTCGTTGTGCTTCCAAACGGTCTAATAGCGGAACTATCAGAAGCCGATATCCTGCACCTGCTACGATGCCTACGATAGTTAATGTCGTAAGCAAATCGTTCAGCTCAAACTGCAAAGCCCAAATGAGATATACACCCCCTTATTCTGTGCTAACTAAGGACCAGATATGGATTATAAGTGTTCATTTTCGTATGTGCCGCCGTTCCATTCTAAGTGGTCGTCTAGTGTTACTTTTACACTTCTCTCATCAGTTGTAATGGATACGGTACCTTGGTTTGCCCTAGTTTCAAAATTTAATAAACGAGGGTTTTTTACGATAAATGTTAGGTCGTCATATTTTTTAGTGGCGGTATCACTATCGAGTATTGTTTTTTGTGTTTCAGAAACGATTTCCAATACATCAATATCAGCTTTTGTCCATTTGCCTAACCAATTAAAGGTGTGTCCGTTATAATCAGCTAAACGTAGCACTAATTTCTTACCAAACTTAGTGAATTTTGCGCCTGTTGCGTCTGTGTAAGTATCATCTGCCACAGTGGTTTCAAGACCTTTGATAGAGATAACGCCTACTTCACGGTCTGCAAGGTCAAAGTAGGATACTTTGATATCATCTTCGCCAAACGCTTTGATAGGAACACGCATATTATCACTTTCAAATACACGTTTTTCACCGCCATTTACAGATACTTTAAAGTGTGGTTCACCTTTAAGGTCTAAGAATTCTTGACCGGCTACTGGTTGGAAGTATTCGAGTTGTTTGAATTCCACGTGGATAGTATCGCCCAAAATTTCTACTAGCTTGGCCAATACTGTATCTACGCTTGCGTCAGGCAAGTACACGTTTTTATTTTTCAAAAGTTCTGCTGCTTTTTCAGCACTGCCCGCATCACCTTTAGGACCTTTTACGCTTTTGAGAAATTCGCCATCTTTCTTTAATATTTGAGCCGTCTCTTCCGCGCTACCTTTATCACCTTTAGGGCCTCGTAAGCTATCTAACCATGCTTGCTCATCACCTTTGAAGCCGTGAGCCACTGCGATAGCATAAGCAGATTTACCTAAGCCTTCTAACAATGGTAATGTTGTTTCTTTGTCAAATCTAAGTGTTAAAGTATTGTTTGTTTCAGCCATGATAAGTTACCTCCCCTTACTCATGCATAGAAATATCCGGCACGATCGTAATCGTACCTTGGCCAATCTTTAGCCAGTGTTCATCGTTATAAAGGAATGCGTCGTAGATATAATCGCCACCCTTTATTTTCTTCTCCGCTGACTCTTGACCAGAAATAAAAAACCTTACCTGTTTTGACTCTACCACAGAATGTAACTCTAATATCATATTGTCATATGGGCGCTTGCGAATTTTACAAGCGCCTTTATATTGAGTTAACGTCATATCGCTATCTGGTGGTACTACATAACTGATAGCAAAGTCTTGTCCAGCGTGGAGTGTTAAATCTTGTTCGACCATATGTCCTCCTTTTTATCGTCTAATCTATGGTTTGTAACACTACTTTTTACCAATGACGAGAACGTATAGTTCCCCAAAGGAGATATGATGATGATAGCCATCATCATCCCGGGTGTGGTAAGCACTATACCATAGTGATTGACAAACAGCCTTACGACCATTTAATCCAATGGTTGGCTTAGTATCGTAATATTCGCTCGATATATTAGACTGAAAATATATTGTGCAATCATCAATTCTTCGCCCATTAGCAATAGCCCATTTTTCTCGCCCCTCTCTAGTACCACCTGTTACGTCACTATAATCTTCAGTTATTTTATATCCCACAGGAATAAACGTACATTGAGACTCTGTAAAGCCTTCTGGGAGTGGACACCAGTCACCATGACGTACTTTGTATATTTGTACATCAATATTTCTGATTTTAAAACCGGTTTGCACAATTGACTGAGCGTCAATACGTGAGCCTGTAATGTTAGCCCCTACGATGTTACCGTTAGCGTCTACTTTGAAGGTACCGGTCTTATTTTGGACCGTACCGCCGATAATCTTACCGCCTGTTACAGTCCCAAGGTTACCACTGATCGCGCTTAACTCTCCGACGTCCATCTTATCTGCAGACACGGCTTTAGCAGCGAGCATCCGTTTAGTAATAATGTTGTTATCGAATAGGGCATTCCCAGTTACATGAAGTAACTTGCCGTCAATTCTTGTTCCTGTAGAACTCAAATTGATACGACTGATTAACTCATCACCATTTAATGCTTTTAATTTCAAGTCAATGCCGTTTTCTAATTGGCTGAATTGAGTAGCCATATTAGTAGTTAAGTTTTTAACTTGAGTAGAATATGCATTAGCAGTCTTTGTGAGCTCTTTAATCTTATCGTCCATAGCCTTAATGCCAAGGGATTCCTTGTCAATTAAAGCCGGGTCAATACTAGCCGGTACAGAACTGCCAATAATATTGGAGTATGTACCTTCACCAAACACGTCAACATAGGCAACTTTTACATCAAATACACCTGGGTCATGAGGTATCATATTTACGTTTGTAGTAACGAAATACTTCTCTGTGCCGATGTAAATGTTAGCCCCTATGCAAATATCCGGTATGCTATCAAATACTACGCTCACGCCTGTAATATTACCTTTTACTTTGACATTCGTCGGAGCTTTAGGAACTACTGCGTTATAGTCAAGTCTTAGCGCCGGACCATATCCTTTAACAGGATTGTGTGCATAAACGAACACCGCACCTCTACGAGCCGATAACTTAATTTCAGAGCGAATGTCTGTAGTCTTGGCTAATAGGTTATTGGACTGGCCAACATTACTATCAAGTCGAACTTCGTAGTAATCGATGTAGGTATTCTCTACTGGGTCCCATGCAGCAACGATCGTCTTACCGATTGTTACCTCACCACGAGCCGGTGCTTTAGGTGTAGCCACACTCTCAGCGGATACACTTGCCGTGATATGGGCCTCGGCCTTACCGCTTTCATTACCAGATGTATCAATAGCAGATAGCTTGAATGAGTAATTACCAGTATTAGGGATAAAGTACGAGTAGGATGTACCGCCTATATGCTTAATAAGGACTACATCGTTACCGTCATATAGCGTATATCCATGTAGGTCTGCCTCTGTATTAGGTTCCCATGATAAGTGAAGTACGCTACTATTTACTGCGTCCTGCGTTATCTTAAAGCCTTTAGGTGTAGCCGGTGGTATTTCCTTACCACTTACATACACTGCACGCTCTACTCCTTCATACGCAGCACCAGTATTATTGGTGCATACAATCTTAACGTCGTAGTTAACGTCAGTAGCTACACTTGGAATAGTTACGCTAGTAGCACTGCCATCTAGTACTTTGAACTGTTGCCACTCTTTAGCGGTAACAGGCTTGTAATACACGATAATATTTTTGGCCACCTTACCCCGTGGCAGTTGCCAAGTACCATTGATATCACAAAGTACAGTACCGTCTTTTAATGTCTTGACGTCAGCTAAGAGCACTAAGTTAATAACCTTAATTACATCGGACTTTGTTGTGTAGTCGATGATTGGCACTGATCCATCATCACCGGCATACAACTCAGGGTAGTATTCGATACAGGATATCTTACGAGTCATTTCAGAGTTGGACTTGCTAATGGATAATACCCTAAACGGTTTAGCTTCCTTGGTTGCCTCACCATAGGTATATAAATCGTCTGTCTGAATAACTGCATTACTAGCAAGCGTTAAGGTCTTACCGGTCACGCCAGTTACGTTGTAAGACTCTAATGCATCCGTTTTAGCGTTACGCACCATAAGGCGATAGGTCTTGCCTTGCTCAAAAGTAACCTCTCTATCAAGAGTTACTTTATTACCTACAGCAGACTCTACACGGCCACCTTGTCCCCAGTCTGTCACATCATGCTGTAATAGGATTACATCCCCTATCGTGCACGCTATGGCGTCTGTAAAAGCTTCAAAGGTACAAGTACGCACCTCGTACTTATTCGCTCTTAGGTAGTGTTTAGCGTAATTATAGGCTTGGTCTACATCCACACATCCCATGAGTTCGACTTGCGCCGGACTAGCAAGAGATGTAGTCACGTCATACTCTTCACTGAACACGGGCAGTACATCGCGCTCGTAGTCCTTAGCTTTATTAAGGAATGATATCTCGATAGCGTTTGCCCTAGACGATGTAGCTTGGAACTCTTCCATAAAAGAGTCCATCTTGATATTGCCTACAGTAAATAGCTGAGTAGGTGTAGCAGCATAATCGTAAATACAACTGAATCGAGTACCTAAAGGTATTACCTTACCTCTACCTACATTCTCAGCGTACTTAAGCGCATCCCATACTTGGCTAGCACTATCATAAATGTAGTTAAATGTAATATGCTTCTCGTCGCACTTATCAGCCCAAGCCTTAAATGCGTCGTATACAAAACGTTCACGAGGAGCGCCTTTAACTACGTACTCATCGCCAATCTTTCGGCAATGATGAAGGATATCGTAACAAGCCCATGCAGGATTATTCGCCGGTTTAGACTCATACGCGCCAGTATAAGTATTAAATACCCATACTGTTTTACGCTCTTGTATCCAAGTTACGTTTGGATCATTACCATTCAATTGGTCAGTAGCTAAGGCTTTAATGCCGATGAGCACCTTACCTGGATGGATGAAATCGTCATAGACAATCTGAGTTAACTGTGACCAGTATACTTTGTTCACATGGCGATTAGAGTTACCGTCCTTATGTGCACATCGCATACGGACTTCATATTGTCCTGGTTCCTTTACATCGAACCGGAACACACGATAGATAGCTTTATTTGAACTATCCTTGATAACGCCAGTATATTGGCTATTATCGATAGACGTTCTTGAATGACTGTTACGTTTAAACCAACGATTATCTGTCTTTTCAAGCATGGCACTTTGGCCACCATTGTTACTAATCGGTAATGGTATCCACTCTGCAGAACCAACTTTACGATAGCCACCTTCAATAGTGACTGACGTTTCGCTTAGTCCGCCCTGGTCGTTTGAATAATACAAACCATTAGGTAGTGATAAAGTAACCTCTAGCGCGGTAGATAAGTTACCTTGCGTTTGATGTATTGACCAGTCATTGGTAAGCTCATACGTCAAAGGTTGGTCAGCATAGTTATCATTGAAGTTAGTGATAATCTCTTGGTCATTTGTGCCAAGTCTTACATCGAGCTGAACTTCTTTATAGTTACCAATAGGGTTACCATTTAATTTTACGTCCGTTATAGCGTCAATAGGGCCCTCTCCGGCACAGTATAGTAGGTTAAGATATTGCTTACTTCCGTCGCTCGTTACGTGGCGAGATATAAGCATACCTGCACTTTTACACTTGCCATAGGTAATAGCTAAAGGATGACCTTGGCCAATAACAGTCTGTGCACCTTGCCACCCATAGGTAGCGGACTGCTCTGTATTAGAGCTATCTGTCTTAGGTGTAGCTATTTTAGATATGATCGCATTACCAATCATACCGATGGCCATTGCTGCAAGCGTACGACCTAATACGCTAGTAATACCGAAGATAGCACCAGAGGCGATACCTGCAGTAGCTATTGATAAACCAATCGATAACAAGATAGCGAATGCTTGCTTTTCTACCTTTGGTAATACCACTACATAGGCTTCGTCTGTTGGTGATGCGGTATCATCTACTAACTCGCCATTAATGGAGAATACCCATTCCCCTGGTTCAGTGAAATATTGGTTAAGCTTTTTACCTTCAACAAAAGGCACAAGAGTCTCTTGTCTAGTGGTAAGGTCGAATGGGTTTCGAGCAATTACTAATCTAATCATTTTGAGCCTCCTTGTGCCTGTACACTCCTAATATACGTTTTCTTAATCTGTCCATTGGTACGATACACACCCCCGCATATTCCGTAGAATGTATCATCTTACCTTCGCCGACATACACTGCGATATGATCAGCATTATTACCGTAGAGGTTCATGACAATTATGTCCCCTACTTCCGGCTCCTTGACTTCGTGCCAGGGAGAGTTCATATCTGGCCAATATGTCATATACGGGCCTAGTTGAATACCGGCTCTCTTGTACACCTCTACCACAAGCTCCCAACAAGGCAACTCCTTCCACGGAGTACCTACTAGGTTATTTAGAGTTAGACGCATATAAGCCCCCTTGTGGTATTGTTGGCTCACCGCCAAATCTAACGCTGTTATTTAACTCACGACAGCGTTTTAGAGTTTTGTTACATGATTGTGCGTACCCTTTGTATCCGCACTCTACAGACTTAAATTTGAAAGGACAATAGTCTTTCATCACTCGAACAGGTGGGAACCTGCGCGAGAATGAAAAGTCTGTGCCTAATGTGAACACTACCCAGTCTGCTTTAGATTGGGATGCATTAATGATGAACGTTTCTTCTAATTCAATGATGTCCGGTAAGTTAGTATTGAATATTCGAATATTGACCTCACAATCTGTGAGGCCTTTATTCTTTTCTACCAACCGTTGGATAGTACCGGTTACATTCGCTACAGAGAGTTTAACGTTAGGCATCTGCTTAGTGTCCTCGTTAATATCCTCTAGCTTGAATGGGAAGGCGGTGTACTTCTTTCCGGCTAAGGTTAAGTCCTCAGTGTTATTCACAAGAAGAATATTTCCTTCCGGATGGTGAAGTTCAATAGCCATTACCCATGCTCCAGTGGAGGATATCTTATTCTTTTCGATGATTGATGCAGTCGATAACGTTAACATCTACGCCTCCTGTACCTGAATTGACCCTGTCCATATCCCATAATCACTAGCTGAGAAATGGAGTTGGTCGGCAAACCGAACTCTTATCTTCGCCCGTGTCTCCGGATGTGTCCAAAGGAATATCTCTGCAGTATTGACCTGGTCAAAGAAATTCCTTAGCTTGATATATTCCGAAGTCGGTATCTTGTAATTTACTGAATACGATCGTAACGCTTTCGTAGTCTTACGATGGGTTAACATCGTCATGTTTTCTACCTGAACCTTACGAGTCACATCCGGTGTATTTTCATCGATGGGGTATATCGGCCATCGAATATTCGGAAATTCTAACATACCCTATACTGCGGCTGCCTTAATGGCATCACGCATACCTCCTTTGTTTGTCATAAGACTAGATACTACTACATCAACTATCATTTGTTCCCCATCGAACTTAGTTTCTTGTTGTTGGCTATCCAGTTGTTGGCCAGATTGATTGATAATGTTAACCGTTACTTTATTAGCTCCTTCACCGCCAATCATCTTACGTGTTTGGCTTGCATTGTAAATGCGATGAGAAGAGTTAAACTGTAAGAGCTCTGGACCATTCTCACCAACTAATGTCATACCTGCAGGAGCAATACCACCGCTTGCAAACTTACCAAAGCTATTGCCTGTAAATGCGGAACTGAAAGAGCCACCACTTGCAAACGATGATACATTGCCACGACCGGCGCCAATAGCACCGAGACCGCTTACCACTCCACCGAATAGGCTTTGTAGCTTAGGTTGTACGTACTGTTGGAATGATAGGTTAACAAGCATTTTAATAATGCTATTTGTAATATCCTTAAAGATATTTTTAAGTCCCTTGCCGAATGACTCAGCACCAGTTGCAATGTTTTCCAGATGGCTAGTGAATGAGGAGTTAATACTGCTCATCGTACTATCGAAGGTAGACTTCGCTAGGTCTCCATAGTTCACTACCTCCAAGCTATACTGTCTAGCACCTTCTGCTAAGCTAGTACGCAAGTTACGTCCGGCCATTTCCCATAGCTTTTGCTGAGCTTCGACGAGGTTCTTTTCAACTTGTAAACGTTGAGTAGCGCTTAATTGAGCTTCATTAAGTTCTCGTTGAGCGAATTCAATGTATGCTCGTAACTGCTCATTAAGTACTTGGTCTGCATCCGATTGGGATATCCGTCCAAGCCTTACTAAGTTAGATTGATGTTCAGAGTCCTCGTTGAGTTGCGTATATGCTAACTCTCTGATTTTCTGTTCCGTATCAGCAGTAATCTTTAGCTTCTCGGCATTAGCTCTCTTTTCAGCTAGTGTCTTATCACCAACGGCTTTTGTGTACTCACGAACGTTATCATCAATTTGTGCCTTTTGGGCTTCGGCTTCCGTCTTGAGTAATTGCAAGCGATCGCCTGTGCGTTCAAGGTCAAGTTTCGAGATTTCCTCGTTCATCTTACGTACACGGATTTTTTGATTACGGTCAGCTTCTTCGAGTTTCTTTTGATATACTTCTTCATTCTTAGCCTTAGCTTCCGCTACTAAGTTGGAGTTAGCCAACGCTTTAGCATTAGCATTTTTTAAGGCATCGACTGAGCTACTCCATCCGCCGCCAACATTACCGCCATACGCTTTTGCGTATAGTGCTGTATCTACATAGCCTGTTGCTGTCCCAAAGTCACCTTCAATAGAGCTAGATTGAAGTACTTGTCCAGGTCCCACGCCACCAGGTCCATGAGAGTTTGCGCCAGTATAGCCACCATTACCATCAGCAATAACTACATGGTTATCGCCAAGTACAACTACACCGTCACCTGCTTTAGGAACATATCCATCGCCACCATCATGCCATGCACCAACTGCTCTAGCATCTCGCATAATATCTGGAACATATCTAGGAGTACTAACACCGAATGATTCTCTGATACTATCTGCGAATAGCTTGCCGCAATCTGTAGCCCAGTCCCCTTCCGCACCTAATACGTACTTCTTACCTAACTGAGCATTAGCCGCCTCTAGTACACTTGACGCTTGACCAGCACCTCCGCCACCATTTAAGCCGGCTGCAGAACGAATAATCTCACGGATGTTCTTATTATTCGTTTCGTATTGGTTCTTAGCATTAAGCTTATCGATTTCGTATTGGCTACCATCAATCTCCAAGGACTGAAGTGTAAGACTACGGATAAGCTCGTTAAGACGTTCTACAGAACTTGCCAATTTCTCGGCTGCTTGTTCTGCCTTTTTAGCCGCTGCCTCTTGGGCTTTAGCCGCCTTATTAGCTTCTTCATTAGCCTTATTGATAGCCTCATTATTAGTAAGCCCATTCTTGGCGTCGTCGATTTCTTTTTGAAGTTTCTCTTGCTCCTCTTCGGCTTTTTTCTTCGCAGCATCTGCCGCTTCCTTAGCCTTAATAGCAGCGTCGATTTGAGCCCCTTCTTCTTTCGTTGCCAAGCGATCGTTCTTTACTAGTCCAAACCAAGCACTATCTTCTACATAGTAGCGCCCATCATGCTTAGCCATGTAATCAGAATTAGTGCCAGGTGCGTTTAGGTTTCTATGAGCCCTAAGCCCATTAACTTCAACACCAAGGTCAGTACCTTTGGTTTGTTCCTTATAGCGATAATCTAATAGTGCCTTACCCGCTAAGCCGATAGCGGTTGCTAATGCAAGCCAAGGTCCGGCGGCCGCTATTGTAGCCAATCTCATGAACTTCAATGCACTTGTAATGGATTGAATTCCTGTGATTGCTATACTAGCTTCTAAGCCGAATTTAATAAGGCCTGAGATAGCTTCCTTTTGCTCTGTAGCTAAATTACTATAAGACTTTGTTAAATCGATTGCACCTTGTGCATATTCCATAACCACCGGTAAGAGTTCTTGGCCAATCATAATAGCCAATCGCTTGCCGGTCTGTTCCATATCTTTCAACTGACGATTAAATTGCGCCGATTTCTTAGCCGCTTCATCGTCAATAACAAGACCCATAGCACGTGCCCGTTCCTCGACTTGCTTCATGGCATCTGCTGACATATTCAACATTCCGTGAAGTTGGTATCCGGTTTTACCGAATAACTCCATCTCAACCCGTGTCTTTTCGGCGCCGTCCTTCATGTTCCTTAATCGGTCTTGAATGATTTTGAACACTTCAAGGGTATTCTTACCCTCAATCTGATCAATGCTAACACCTAGCCGGCTGAACATGTCAGTAGCTAGTTTTCCTTCTGCGGATGCAACTTGCATCTTGTCCTGAGCGGTAGATACAGCCTTCGCAAATTTAGCGAACGCTACAGTACTAACGTCAGTAGCTATACCCATATAGTTTGCAACGGAGAGGAATGTACTAGCTTGTTCAGCGGTAGCACCTGTTAAGGATTGCATCTTCTTTACTGATAAGTTCCAAGCTAGTGCCTCTTTAGCGAGTTTAGAACCTAGACCGGCAAGACCGGCACTCGCACCAATGGCAAACATTTCATTCTTTAATTTTGAAAGCTCTGCAACTGTTCCCTTAGAGGTAGCGGCGATTTTCTCTAAACCGGCTTTTGCATTCTTATCGGTCAGTTGCACTACGATATCTACTACGTTATTCGACATCCTTATTCATCGCCTCCATTTCTAATCCCTCCAATATCCACATAAGACTAAATAACATCGGATTTAGGTTAATGTTATTTATCTCAGCCACTGTACGTATAGCCGGATAATCAAACCCGGCTAGTCCGCCTGAGTGGTAATTCCTTTGACTGCGTGATAGGTTGTACAGTTTCATAGCCAGTTTTGAACCGAATAATAGGCGTGGTGGGTTAAAGTCACACTCGGAGCAGTCGAAGGACTGCTTTGTAGCGGTTTGTAATTCCTTACATCCCTTGCAGTACTTCGGCCTATCCGAGGACATCCACCTCCACGCCTCTTCTAGTTTTTTTCTGTTTCTTCTTGTAGTTGGTAAGTTAATGTAATGACTTCACCTGCGAAGTTCATTGCGTCCTTATCACTTACAGTATTGAGTTGTTCGTCTGTGAGTTCGTACACATCTGTTAAGATGAAACGCATAATGTCACGGCTACGAACGATAGATGCAACTTGATCATCAACATCTACTGGACAATACACGAAGTCTAAACCGGCTTTGATTAATGCATCACGTTCAGTCCACGTAAGGGCTCTTGGTTTTAATTCTTTACCTTGAATATTCATAGTTACCTCCTAATGAGTTAGATTAGTAAGATGTTTGGCTATTAACCAATTCAAATACTACTGCTGATTGACCTGCATCATCGCCATAATATGCTTTGAATGGAAGTTCAATATTTACGCCTTTAGGACCATCGATACCAGGAGAGTTACGTTCGTAAATCAATTCTGGTAATTTAATAGTCAAGGAGTTAGTACCTTTAGTAAGGGTTAATTCCAAGCTAGATTCAGTACCGTTTACCGCCTTATTTAATAGATCCATGTTTTGGAAGAAGGCTTTAATGGTACCGGATACGCCGATAATACCTGTATCAATATAAGTACGGAAGCCTTTACCACCGATAGCGTAAGAGTCACCGTCCAAACCAAAGTCAATGTCAAGGCTCATGGACAATACATTCGCTACAGTAGCGCCACCTTCTTTTATGGTGGCTTCGAGGTTTTCGAATGGAGTGAATACAATAGACTTAGGTGCAGTATCGAAGGGTACCGCCGCCATAGTTTCTTTACATCCCATTACATCGATAGATGCAGTTAATTCAGAGTCACCACCGAAGTTTAAGGACATTTTATTCATGCGTACGCCACTGAATTGTTGGTAAGTACTAATGTCCTTGTAACCTTGTTCAAAGGTTGCAGATGGCATATCTGGGCCAATTTTAAATACGTGTTTCTTACCGGAGCCTTGTGCTGTTGTAGTTGGAGCACCAAAGCCTAGCTTTAACCAATAACCAAAGCCCAATACATCAACTGGTGGAACGATGCTACCAGATGTATCGATGTTACCGCGACTAGGTGCCGCCGGATTGCGTGTGCCTCGAATAACAGAGGAGTCATTCAAGTTTTGGCTAGCCTTTAAAGAAGAGCTGATAATAGGCATTACCACGCCCCCAGTAGATGGTGTAGTACCGAAGTCAGTTTCAAAAGCCATTGTAAGAGAAGATTGTGCACCTTGTGCACGTTTAGCTACTGCCATGTTTATCCTCCTAATATTCAACATTACCGCCAATTACATGCGGTATTTCTATAGTGAGTGTGGCTTTACCCGGATATACCGGACGCCACGAGATATTGTCTGTTTCATAGTCAATGTTAATGACAGGATAGTTAGGGTTAACTGCCATGATACATTCGATGAGTAATTGGCCAAGTTCATCGCACTCGAACGCTCCTGTGTATTTCACTACACGCCCTTCACGTTCTGCCTCAGCTCTTACTATTCCCCATACGAGTTGTAAGGTGTAAGAGTATGAACTGGCCAATCCTTCGGACTTGTTATCCATCATGATGATCACACACGGACAGTCCTCCTCAAGAGGTGCGCCGGCATCATCGTATCCGATGTAAATATTTAAGTCCTTTCCGAAGTGTTTCATGCAGTAGTCGGTAATCTTCTGATTATCCTTAACCGCTTCCGCCCATCTATTAGCAATGACCGCTAGTGGAATAGTTTGCATTGCTACCTCACTTTATATGCCCGTCTACTAGATGCAAACTGACTTTTGCCTAGCGCATATTCACCGATTTTAGACTCTAGGTAAGGTACCAACTTAGGCTGTAAGGATGTTTTCATCGGACCAAACGTTTTACGAGGTTTAATCCTAAATGATGTTTTACCTTTAGCAAGTTGAAAGCCACCGGCAAATAATGTCCTACGCATGGGCTCTGTGATTTGTTTCGTGTAACCACGCTCAATCTGTTCGCCTAATCGTTTAGCAGACGATGATAACCACCCTACTTTTACTGATTGCGACCTGGCGTCGTATTGGTACCCAACTGCTCGGAACATTTTACCGAGAGGTGTGTATCCGACAGTGGTTTCCTTTACGCCACCGGCTATAAGTTGAGCTCGGGATTTAAGCCCCCAACCTTCCTTATACGCCTTACCGCCATCTTGATAGGCACGCCTTACTTTAGCGCCAAACGCTGCCTCAAATTGAGCCCTCATTGTAGGTGGCATGAAGTTAGCATATTTGTGTCCACCAGGTGAGCCGGATTTAATCCCCGCCTTGATTTCCTTCTGCATCATCCAACCGACTGACTTCATAGCTTTACGAGTCCAGTCTGGTTTAGTTTTAGCTATGAATTCAAGATAGGGTGTAGCAGTGTCAGTAATGGTAATTGGTGAATTACTCATGGTCTTACCGTCCTAACGTTGGCCACAATTTCAAGACAGTGCATTTTAGCGTCGCTATCGGAGATATGATCTACATACCACTTCTTACCATTGATGTAGATTACATCTTTAGTCTTAGGTAGCGGCACGTCCTTAGTTCTAACCCATACCTTAGCTTTATCAGCAAGACCAGTTACGAACCCCGAACCCTTACCGTCATACTCGCCGATTTCTACACTAGCCTTAATCTGCTTACCTTCATATGTTATTTTTTCGCCAAATACATCGAGTAAGGCGCTTTCATCATAGGTCAGCATATGTTATACCTCGTAGAGTGAATGCGGCCCGTGTGGACCGCATTTCATTAAAAATACAATAATTAGTTTTTCAACATTACTGTAACAGTATCTTGAGTTGCAGTCTTAGGTTCTACTGCAATACCCAATGGTTTACCACCAGTTTTAGCAGCTTTACCAGAAGCGAAGTTTACTGCGTCACCTACAGCGTATGTATCAGATTTATTAGCGTCTACTTTGAATACGCCAGTTACTTTTAACGCACCCATTTCATCTTTCTTAATATCTGTTACTGCTACACCGTGAAGTACGCCTGCTTCTACAATGTCACCAGCTTTTACATCAGCTGTTGCCACGAAGCTTATTCTATCTGTTTCGTATACGAATTTTGCCATATGTATTTATCCCCCTAATTATTTACCTGCGTTTTTATAAAGACCACGGAAGTCGATTGCATCAACACCAACATCAAACGCCACTTTGTATTCAATACCATCTACCTCGAAGCCTTGACGAGTTTCAAGACGTGGAGTTTCAACGCCGTTCAAGTAAGTAACATCAATAGTGTCATGTTGAGATGCGTCAGCTACTAAGTACCATGCGTCTGGATCAGTTAATTCAGCATCTGCTACAACTACGAATCGACCTTTGTAAGGGTTAACTACACCAGAGTTTACACCGTCAACCGCTGCAGTAGAGTTAACGATTTGGTATGCAACCATTTCAAGTTCTGGAGGAACTACCAAGTATTTAGGTGTGATATTAAGAGTAGCATCGCCTGCAATACCTTTTTGACGGCGCATAGCAGTAATTGCTTTTGCGATTGCTTTAACAGATAAAGCTTCACCAGTTGCGGCAACGTTACCATGTTTAGCGTCAAATAAAGCTACGTTATCTTGCATTTTAACGTTACCAGTTAATTGAGCGTATACCATTTTGTTTACTAAGCGTTTCGCTGCGGAACCGTATTTAGTAGCGATTTTGGAGAACAAGCCCAAGTCATCATTGATGATCGCTTGACGAGTTAAGCTGAACAACTTACCATATGTAGCCACTTTAGTACGAGCAGATGCTTCACCTAAGGAGTCTTGTTGGAATTGGCCACCTTCTGGAACTAATTCAAGGTTACCTGCTTCAGATAATGCATAACGTGCAGCTTCTTTGAAGTCACGGTTAGAGCCTTTACCCGCCCAGATTTGGTAAGTAGTTTCAGCTTCGTTAAAGCCTACCATTACGGATTTATTAGCTAAGTTAGACATGATTGCAGGGAATGTAGATGTAGAATTAATAGCTGCACGAGCCAATTCCATGTTATCGCCGAAGTTAGCTTTTAAGCCTTCACGTTGTAAAGCTTCACGTGCTAACTCAACCATAGAGTGACCACGTAATTCTTGTGCACCTGGTGCAGCATCTGCTACAGGGATACCTGCTGCCATCAATACCGCATCTTGTGCAGCTGCACGGAATTTATCGCTTTCAGCTTCGCCCATTGTTACGGACACGCCTTTATTACGTGCACGTAATTGGTCCATTACCATTGCGCGAGCTTCGTCAACGGATACGCCCATTACGATTGCTTCGTCAGCACCTTCTACGTCGAAGTCACGGAACAATGCAGTAATTTCGGAAGTACGTTTACGCTCTTGCTCCATAGCTTTTTGAAGGTCCTCTTGCGTGATACCAGTTTCTACTGGTGTAGATTTTACTTCTTCATTGTTTAAAATTTCTTTTGGATCCATACGTGTGTTATCCTCCTGTGTGTCAATACTTGTATGAATTTCTTCAGCACTACGTCCCACGCCAACAGTAGGGTCAGCCGGAACAGATACAATGCTGATTTCTAAAGGTTCCCAGTCCGTTACTACATAAGCCGGACCATTAAATCGACCGTTAGTAGATTTGGTATCTTCATCTTCCAATACCTCATATCGGTAGATTGCATAGCCTACGCTTACACCTTGTAGCGTACCGGACTGCACCTTTTGGAATATTGTTTCGGATTGTTCATCTGTGTCAAAGCGTACTAACGCTTTACCGCGGTTATCTTCTAGCCATACCTTCTCGATATGACCTACAACTGCGTCACGATCATGGTTAAACAATACCGTACCTAAGCCATTGGAAAAGCGCTCAAGGTTGATGCACTCTTCGTCGTGGCAAAGGATTTCATCGCCGAACCAACGGCCATATGGCGTTTCAGAGGAGAAGGAAAGTTCTACCGTCCGATTGTCGGAGTCGACTTGGTCAATCGTAGTTTCTCGACAATAGTTGCCAAGAACACTACGCTTTTGATGTTCACTCATTACTAGCCATCAGCTCCTTCCTGTGTAGTGTCATCATCGCCCATCGTTAGCGGTTGCAACTCACTGGAATAATCAAGTAATACCCCGAGCTCCTTGGCTCTATCCTGTTCGAGTTTCCGTTGTTCAAGAACTTCTTCCCAATCACGTCCAGATGATGCGCACACATCTTCTAAAGTTGTAAGACCTGATTTAATCGCCTCTTTATTAGCGTTAACTTCCTTAACAGGGTCAATCCATGACCACCCTGGAGCAAGCCAAGCTACCTCTTGGTATTTGTCCTTGTTCGCTAAGTAGTCAGAAGGTAATTCACCGGCTAAGTAAAGGGCGTCAATAAAGGCTTTCCAAATCGGCATACAGAAGTGTGTGATTACAAATTTCTGCACTTGACGGAATGTCTTTTGGTCCTCTAACAAGTTTTGCCTTGCAGCTGAGAAATTCCCAGATATATTACGCGCTACGATGTCAGCGCTCATGCCAAGACCGGACGCTACGCGTCTAGTCTGAGTTGCTGAATATTCGCTTGCAGTACCGGCGTTACGCTTAGGATCTGCAAACTCGATGGACTCACCAGGGCTTAGGTGTCTAACCATACCTGGTGCCATTGTGATATTAGGTCTGCCTTTGCTATCTCTTGGTAGCATGGACGTTTGTCTTGCAGAATTTTGAGAGGTTACAAAAACACTGAAGCATGCTGCAACTCGTGCAGCAATTAAATCAGCATCCATGTATTCGTCGATATCGTGGATCCTACGCAATACTAACGCCAATAAGCTTATGCCCCTAATCTGAGATGGACGCTTAGGCTTGAATAACAAGAATGCCTGGTCAGTGGTTAACCGAACTGTGTCAAAGGAACGTAACCCCATTGGGTCTGTTTGACTTATATGGTAGGCTACTGGTCTACCATGTTCGGTAACTTCTACACCGTTGATGATATTATTCTTGCCGTTTGTGATACTTACTGCGCCAATGTTCTCAGCCTCTATCAACTGAATGGATAGTGGTAAGTACGAGCCTTGTGAAGTCTTATTGACCAGAATTTCACCATCGTACACCATACGTCTTAGCGCCATTTCTTGTAGTTCATAGAAATTAGAAATGCCCCTAATGTCAGCGTTTTCAGGTTCCGCCCATTTGGCCCATGCTTTCTCAATTTTCTTATTAAGATCGTTGTTTAATTTGCCATTGCGGTTTCGCACTTTAGCTTGTGGTACAATCCCCGCGCCGATTACATTTCGTAATAGTGCAATTACAGCGGCTTCTGCTAAGTCACTGTTCATCTCGGCAGCTCTTGCTCGGCCACGTATGATATCACGTGAACCCGTTGCAAGTTGTTCCGCTGTCCCATACGCTGGTTGCCAATCACTGTTCAACCTATCCATAGATGCCGCATCATATTGACGCAATGCATCGCGGTAGGCTTGGCGTTCATACGCACGTTGTGGACTGACCCAACTGATTACTTTATCAATAATGTTCATCGTCCACCCCATGTCACGAATGCATCAGCTTGATACCCATTGGACTCTTCATGTACTCGTTGCATTAGCGTTTGTTCGCGTGCGTAAAGTACAGGTAAGTCAATCGTCTTGAACCGTTTACCACCAATCTGCAACTCGGAATACCCTTTGGTTTCGATATCCTCGATGACTTGACGGACACGTTCAAGTTGTTCATTTACATCGCTCATGGTTCACCTCCTATCTAAACCAATGGCCAGTATTCCCTATGCCTCCGCTGTAGTCCTCGTATGTTTGGACCTCTTCAGACTCCTCATAAGGTTCTGGCTCCATTAAATATTTAACGCCGGCAATATCTGCTACTGCTGCGTTGTAAGTACATGTATCAAGTAAATGGTTGACCGGATGACTTGTTAGCGGTTTCCATTGAACAGTTACCGCGCCGGTTTTCACATTTCTGTGTTCCTGCTTTTCCTCTGACCTTAGATGGTCTGAGTACTCTTGCGGACAATCTTTGTATAAATGGATCGTGCCATCTTCGTTTATCGGTCTTACCATTCTCGCGAATATGAAGTCTTTCCAATAATCTGTATTCAATACGTATAGCTTTAACCCGCCAACAACACCTTTCTCTAATGATGTCATTGTGTATGGTGCTGTCATCGTAGTATGATTTGACGAGCCTTTAAGAGGGATACATACTTCCGGGAATCTTGAACAGAACTGATATACTTCATCTGTTCTAAAGCCGGAGTCAATACCTGCTTTCATTATTTGACGAGGTTCGCCATACTCCGATGGATATTCTCTATGAATAATGATTTCCTCTAAATCGTCCCAAGTGCTTGCCTGCCCATAATCAATTAGGTAAGACTTAACACCTGGAGCATAGGCCCTTACTTCCCACCAGAAGTGGTCAAGCTGTACGTCTACGGATGCAATAAGCAATACTGCTTTATCTGGCACAACTCCGCTAGGATATGTAGATTCCGTAAATTGCATATTTTGTGTACTCTTAGTTTTAGCACTTCGCCAAGGTTCCGCTAGCCATGAATTAATGAAGTTCATTAATGAGGCAGGCGTACCTTTGGAAGTCTTAAACTCGTACGCAACGTCTCCGAACGTGACCCACGGCGAATATATCGACGATAAGTGATACGAAATTGAGCGGACTTTGCTTTGCGATGCATTTACCGCTTCCCATTTCCCATGTCTTAACATTTCCATTTTGTGCTTATCGTGGATGTGTCCACCGCAATGTTCACATTCGTAATACGCTGTATCACGTATCATGTCCGCATTATCGTTGTGTTCGTCTGGCCATTTTATCTGCTTGAACTTGAGGGTCTGCGACACTCCGCAATGTGGACATGGCACGTAATACTGCCTGCGCTCATTTGCATTCATGAGTGCCTGCCAAATATTACCCGACTCAACGGTAGGCGTGGATACCATTACTATTTTCTTATCCACGAACGTTTTAGTACGTTCCTTTGCAAGTTTTATTGGATCCGCTTCCTTACCTGAAAAGGCGGGGTATTTGTCTATTTCATCAAAGAATAGATACTTGATTGACCGGCTTGATAAGCTACTAGGTGAGTTCGCCCCGACCAGTACCATATAATTGCCGTTGTTAAAATCCAATTCAAGCAGTTTACTATTCTCGTCAAAATTATCACTAATAGATTTAACCGATTTAATCATAGGTTGTACTCTTTTATCGCTAGCAAATTTAGCGATAGTGTCTGTTGGGTACACCATCATAACTGGTGATTGTGTTTGGTCTAACGCATACCCAATCATGTTGAGCTCTGCTTCAGTCTTACCGATTTGCGCTCCAAAGCACAGTACAATCTGTTCAATCAGAGGGTCTGTGAATTTGTCCATAGGCTCTTTTAGATATGGAGTTCGATTCGTTCTCCACCTACCTGGCTCTGCGGATATATTTGTTAATACCCTGAAATTGTCAGCCCATTCTGATACGGTGTATCGTTCCGGTGGTTTAAATGCGTCGAGCTCTTCCTGGAACCAATTAACTTTTGGCTCTGCTTTTACCGGTTTTGACTTCCGGCGTGTACTCGCCTTTGCGCGAGTAACTTTCGAGGTAGTCTTCGGCAACTTCGCTCACCACCCTTTCCACCGTCGCTCGTTCTTCTGGATCCGTGAATTCACTCCCTACTCGTTTACCGAGTTTAATGAGTGAGGACTTTAATTCTAAGATACGAGCAGACCATTCTTTCGCCACGTCTGCACGAGATACGTACTCACCGTTTAACACGTCGAGTAATTTCTTTTCACGAGCAGCGCGAGACTCTTTGTAGTCAGCTTCAGCAATCAACTTTCTTGTAGCCGCTGATTGGTCTTTAGATTTATCCCCCTTGGCTTGGCCAAGATATACAAGAACTTCACGGAGGTTCCACCAACCTGTTGCAGCTTTAGGCATGCCCGATTTGTGGTGTCTCGAAATAATCTCAGGAGTTACTCGAAGAAGGTCGCATAATTGCGCACTAGATACTAGCAAATCGCCTGCGTTATTAAATTTCACACGTGGTTTTTCACTCGTCGCCATGACTTCTCCTTTCTGTCCTTTGACAATCGACTTTCAACCGTTAAAATTCTCCTACACAGAGACAAACATCGCGCGGAGCCGACCACCGCTGATTTTATCGCTAGGGAGTACCTTTTATCATCCATTCTCAAAATAAAAGACAAAAGGTCAATAATCAAACTTTTGAAGAAGTAAGCAAAAGGGACTACGTGGTTGTGCGTAGTCCCTAATGATACTTCTTGTGCTGTTAAGCCCTGTGGAGGTGTTGTACAAGAAAGGTATTCACTATGAACGTACCCTACAGTGTGTGGTAGTGAAAGGAGGACTGACCAAAGCCCCATCACTCCACACTTGTAGCCTATCATAAGTGTTACCTCTAATTGCATATTGTCTTTATTTATTTTTAGAAAATACTTGGCAAAAGCTTTTCACTGCGTTCCGTTGGATGTTATATATCTGTGCTTCGCTATAACTCATATCCTCGATGACCTCCTTCATGCTCATTCCAAAGTAGTATCTGTTCTCTAAGAACGTACGCTCAATGTCATTAGGTATCTTACATATCAATGTCCATAGCTCATATCGTTCCTTAGACAGTGTACGAAATTCATTATTAAGGTCACGCTGTGCAGTGTTTAAGTTAAGCTGTTGCTCTGGAGTATTCGACCTTTCATCTTGTGCTTCGACCTCTAGGCGTTGCAGGTGCGACTCAATGTCCTTCATCCGCCTACGACTATTTAATAACCGTTGTAGCTTCCTAACCCCAGGATGCTTACTCCCAGTACACGACTTAGTATTCATAGGCATCACCTAAGATAACGATCTCTTATCTAACTTCAAGGGTTGCTCATCCTTATTCGGAGTAAACGTGCTATTGATATCATAAGATTCTATATTTGCCAATGCCAGTTCATGTAATTCATCTATAACCCCAATAATATTATTAGGAGTTTTAGCGAATTGTTTTGCTACTGCGCACATCATCTTAACAGTCATATGAGCCGCAGTTATCCCATTAACATTTTCCATCTCGATGGAACATGAATACGCCTCTTTATCGTTAGACTCAACTATAAGTCGCATTGTTTTATCTTCCATAATAGGCCTCCTATACTTCTTGCCATTCTTGTAAGATTTCACTATACCGATACATCGTAGTATTAGTTAACTGATACGCAGCATCGTTTAAGTTATATCGATTAATCCACGCGCGGTAGACATCGGTTAAGTAGTCTTGAAGCTCAGCCTTTTGGCTAGGTGTAACCACATTATCATGTAGGTAGTAAACCTCATCACCTTGGTCTGCTTCTTCTTGACATCGCTTGATATCACTTTGAATAACTTCATCTACGTTGATGTGTCCTGGATATGGTACAGCACGACCTACTACAATAGTCATACCCTCACATGGTTTACATTGTTTAGCTATCCAATGTAGCTCTTTTAGTGCTTCGTCCCAGGTATCACACACCATAATATATTCATGACGATCTAATGTGACGTATCCGCCAAATAATGGTTTCATTTCATCACCTCATTAATGTACCTATCCAAATCCCATCGTGCCTTTTTTAGGTCCTCTAGCTTATCGCCTTTAGAACCGGCACGAGCAATATACTTAACAACATTACCAAGATGGAATGGCAACTGTTGGTCTTCAATGAAGTCTATAACTTCAATCTTACCTTTGTTATAGTGAGCCGGATGGTCAACCATATTAAAAATTGAGATGGGCTTCACGTCAGTAGTAATACATAAGTCTTTGACGCTATCTGCATCTACAGTAATACAAGACTCAGCAGTTTCCTTTTTGGAAATAACTGGAGTACTTTCATCCACCTTTTCAGGTTGATTATCTTTAGGTGATACCTTCTTCTTAGGTTCACTTAATTCCGCTCGGCACGTTGGACAATTAACTGCTGGTCTACCTTTACCGGTTTGTTCAAACATTGTTCCACATCGTTTACATTTTGTAAGGACCTTTGGTTCATCTTTAGTTTTTTCTTTCGATTGCTCTTTAGGTTTATCTTTATTAAGAATAGCCATTAACTCATCCTTAGTGCATTGTTTGCAATACTGCTCATCTTTTTTAGCTAAGAATTTACGATTACATCTAAGACACGTTCTTGCAACTGCCATTGTATACCCACCTTTCTAAATTCCGTTTATAGTTTTCCATAGGTCTAATGAATAGATTTCCATGCCATATTTATCAGCAAATTCATATTCACCTTTACATCCACGGCTTGTGTGCCAATCTTCACAGAGTACTAGCACATCACAATGGCTAAGTAATCCTAAGCAGATATCTAATCCTTTTTGGTAATCATCACCAGTCAGATATACATACCCATAGTTATGGATAGGTGATACGTAGTCATGCTTTACATCATTAAGTACTAAATCACCCATGATCACATCAATCTTTTTTCGGTTGCTTTCCTTACCACCAAATGGGTGAGCAACATATACAAGTTTTTTATTCATAGCTTCAACCTTTCACTGTAGTTCTTCTAGCGTTTCAATGTGAACCCATATCCCAGTGACTGGGTTCCAATACTTTTCAGTAACTTCACTGCACACCTGGGCGTCATCATTCCAATAGTTGAGTGAAGTCATACAATCTTTAAACAATTTAATTAGGTTATCTGTATCAGGCTTAGTTGTTTTCCATTGCGCCTTTTTACAGTTAGCCTTTCCAAAGCACCACTTGGTCACCAATCTAATAGGACCTTGTATTGGATCTACAGGAGTATGTGGAGCAAGCTCTTCTGTGAATAACTTTCTGATAGCCTTTACATTTTCCGAATCATAGAATATTGGCTTACCCTTTTTTATGGTTACCTGTTTCTGTTGATGGGTACCTGTGGGAACCTTCCGAAGAGGAATAAAGAATTCAATCACCATTCTTAGCACCTCTCATAGCCTGGTAATGTTCATACCTAGCTTTATCTTCAGCTTCCCATACTTCAACAGGAACCATAAACACCCTATTGGTAATCGCATAACTTTTAATATGATGAGCATTGACCTCAACAATAGGTGCGTGTTCACCATAATGGGTATAGATTGGCAACCAATTTCTATTGGCTAAATGTAAGTCAACTACCGGTCTAAAATTTTTAAAGGACTTAGGTTTGCGTTCATACAAATAGTCATGGTCACCAGGGATGTAACACCACCCAGTACATTTACTCCCATTTTCTTTCATGTTTATCCGTAAGCGTACCCATAATTCATTTGGTGTCTTATTCACTGTAGTTAGATCCAATGGCATATTTGCACTTCCTCATTCTAGCTTTGTACATTATGTAGCTCACGCAGGTACCATGACAGCCAACTGAACGCAGCTCACAATTCTTACATGGAGTTTTCAAAATAACCACCTCCGAAGGCAGAAAGAAAAAATCGTTATGTAAGGTAAGAGAAATTTTAAAGGAGGAGGGTAGAAAGGGGAGACTTTAGTCCCCTTTTTACCCCTTTGAAATTTTTCTCTTACATCGGGAAATTAGGAAAGAAAAACCTATATATATATATAAGGTGTTTCCTCCTTATTGTTAACCCTCTAACCTATCTATAAGTTCACCTAATTCAACTTTATAAATTGGCATTTCTTTTAAATAGTTTCTTACGGTTCTTTCACTGACATTCATAATCTCGGCTACCCGTTTTATATCTGCTCTATTACCAAAGTTACTTTCAGCCGCAGCAATGTTAAACGCATCAACTAATTGCTGTTTCTTTTTCTCTTTAGATGACTTCTTAGCCTTGTTCATTTTATTAAGGCCTTTTTCTTGAGCATCTTTAAACATAGCCATAGATAAAAAGCCACTATCATCGACTTTATGAATTGGATATTCAAACCATAGATCAACAGGTTTGAACCGAGGGAACTCACGGAGCGTACCTTCCATTCTCCATGCAGTACATTGGCTAGTATCAACTGGAGCACCTTCTAGTTTGTTTTCATCCAGGTTCTCAGCTTCGATTTCTAGCAAATCAATCAAGGCATCTGGGTCACGAGCAAATACACCGGAGCCGGATGCACGGTCCATAGACCGCTTACCAGTTTGATTGCCCTTAGAATGGTGGTGACAATAAATGACTGCACATTTTAGCTCAGTACATACCTTGTCAAATTGGTTACAGAAGTTAGCCATTTGGTCTGCACTGTTTTCATCACCAGTGATCACCTTGTAGATAGGGTCAATAATGATAGCCTTATACCCTTTCTTTTCAGCTCTACGGATTAGTTTAGGAGCTAATTGGTCCATAGGTAGTGACTTACCACGCAGATTCCAAATAGATATGTTATCTAAATTGTTTGGCGCCTGGTGTAGTGCATTGTACACATCTTTAAATCGATGTAAACATGATGCACGATCAAGTTCTAAATTTACGTAGAGTACTTTACCCTGTGCACAGTCAAACCCGAACCACGGTCTACCTTCTGCAAGGGAGATACATAATTGGATAAGTGCAAATGACTTACCGGCTTTAGATGGACCCGCGATTAACATCTTATGACCTTCACGAAGGATGCCATCGATTAAGCTAGGTGCAAGCTCGGGCATGTTATCCCAAAGTGCCTCTAAATCTTCCGGCTCAGGTAGGTCATCATTGACAGTAGCTATCCATTCTTCCCATTCCTTGAATGACTCTTTACCAATATTCGTAGCGATTAAGAATTGAGGTTTCCCGGCACGCATCACACCAGGCATACGTGATAATCGGCTAGGATTTTTGTTTTGTTTGTCAACCTTGAATCCATTCTTCTGCACGATTTGATAGAGGAAGTCTACTCGATTACGGTACTCAGAATAATCATTGGCATCGATATGCACGATGGCATGGATACTTTTACCACCGCTATATACCATAGCTGCGATTGGTAACTCTAACTGCTCAAGGATAGCCTTTTGCTTTCCAAGTTCCATATTGTCGGACTCAATCAATGCGAATTTAAAAGATGCTACGTTATCATTCTTTACGCCTTTACCATCTAATGCATTGAATCGTATCCATGCACCCGCTTCTTCATCTAGGGTACCTATTGCATCATCAACCTTTTTATTAGCTCTCAGAGCGTCTAAAATTTGATTTTGTGTGCGTCCATAACTCCCTTTAGTCGGAGATTTGAGCTCAGTACCGTCCTTATCTTGATGGACATACACAGTGTTTACGTAGCCGACATAATCGTCTGGCTCAAACAATGCTTGAAGGTACTTTGTTAAATCTTCAACTCGTTGTTCTTGAGGATAGTGCTTTGGAATATCAATGTCAGATGCTTCCACCCAGGTCTTATCAATAATCTTGTATGGATCCGGATTAGCCATTACCATAGTCCCAAATGGCACTGCTGTTGTATCCCATTGAGCACTATGGTTAGATGTCCATCCATTTTCTTTAGCCATCTGAGTGATAGTGGCCCCTGTAATTTGTTTACCTGTGTAAGCACCGAATGAATTCCATTTAGCTTCACATTCACCAGGATGGAACCGTTCACCGTCATTAGATGACCACTCTTCCCATACGAACATGGGATACCCTTCATGGTGAAGTGCAAGGCCTACGTTTATCCATTCTTCGTAGGAGCAATCGACTGGGTCAATGTACTCCAATACTTCTCTTAAATCTAACTTTCTTTCTTCCATTTGCACTCCTTTATGATGGTTGGTACGTTGCAGGTTTAACTCCTTTCGGTATTCTCCAACCACTAGCACTAATTCGGCTAATCATGTTAGAGGCTTGAGTATTAGTCCAAGTCCCAACATTTTTAAAGCCTTTGTTTTCTAAAAATCTAATTTGTTTCGGAGTGGATAACCCCTCCGCTTTACGTTTGTGTAATCTATCAATGAGCATGGATGCTTTGCCGGCATCCTCAATAGTATCCGGATTAAGTCCAAAGTCCTCGATAGTTTTCTTTTGTTTGTCTGTAATACTTGTTACTTGCCAACCAAATGCAGGCACATAATGTGTTAGATCCTCAGCTTGAATAGAGAATTCAAACTGTAATGGGTCTACTAACTTAGCCTTTTTCTTGCGCATTGCAGCAAGCTCTTTAGCAAGAGCTGCTTCGCGTTCAGCAAGTACATCTCGTTCGGCTTCTTCCTCAGCTTCCTCTAAGCCCATACTTGACGTTTCAAGTATTTCAGTCATCTTAATAGCTACATCATCAGACTTAGCAATTAAGTAAGCCGGTCTACAGAGTGAGTGTTTTTCATAGTGCCATAGGAAGTCGAGCACTAATAAGTGGTCTTTCCCTTCACATAACCTAGTACCACGGCCAATCATTTGCGTATATAAGGCTCTTGATTTAGTTGGTCTAAGTACGATTACGCAGTCCACACTAGGGCAGTCCCACCCTTCAGTGAGTAGCATTGAATTACAGAGCACATTGTATTTACCATTGGCAAAAGCCTCTGTAATTTCGTTACGGTCTTTACTATTACCATTGACTTCCGCAGCATTAAAACCACGTTCAATTAGCATCTTGCAGAACTTTTGACTCGTTTCAATGAGTGGTAAGAACACCACTATTTTTCTATCTTTATAGTCAAGTAATGTGTCTGCAATTTGTTTCAAGTATGGATCTAATACTCTACCAATATCACCGGCTTGGAAGTCGCCTGCGGTAATCTTTACATTAGTAAAGTCGATGTGTAGTGGTAATGTTTGTACTTGTATCTTCACCAGGTAGCCACTACTGATAGCATCACGTATGGTATATTCATAAGCTAGGCTATCGAATACCTTCCCTAAGTTCTGCATATCTGACCTATCTGGTGTAGCAGTAACACCGAGTATATCTGCTGTGTCAAAGTAGTTTAATATAGCTTGATAGCTACTAGATAAAGCATGATGTGCTTCATCTATAATGATCGTGTCAAAGTAAGATTTACTAAATAGAGCTAGCCTGCTGTCACGACATAGGGTTTGTACAGAACCGACTATGATGCGGTCCCATTTACCTATACATGACTGCTCAGCTTTCTCCATTGCCGTGGTCAGTCCAGAGGCTTGCATGATTTTATCTGACGCCTGTTGAAGTAGTTCTTCACGGTGTGCCAGGATTAATACACGCTTACCTCTTCGGACTGCTTCCTCAGCAATCTTGGCAAAACATATAGTCTTGCGTTAACCGCACCCCGTTGGAAGAACCAACAGGGTACGTCTATTGCCTTTCTCCCACTCTGACCATACGGCATTGACTGCCTCTGTCTGATAGGGTCTTAATTCCATTAGAAGCCTCCGAAGCTATCGTCTTTAGGTTGAATAAACTTCTTGATTTCGTTGGCAGTACCTTGTGTACCGTCATTCTTTTCATACAGTCTATGGCTTAGTTCAAATTGACCAGTTTTGCCAATTAATAAGTCAGGATTTGCCATAAACTTTTCACCTGGTTTAGCCAAACCAGTTGCGATGAATACATTAGATACTTTCCACATCATGGAGGGAATCCAGTATAATCTTTCAGTGACTTTATTTTTACCTTGATCACCACCATCGGCTTCTAATGTGATAACTGCTTTCGGTGTATTAGCCGGAATTTTAGCGGTAGCCACATCTGTGTAGCCTTTTTCTACGTTAGTAATAACGAATGGATATACACCTGCAGGAAGTAATGTAAATTCTTTTACCTCTGCTACTACTTCGGAGTTAAAACCTAATGCTTCTGTACCTAATTGTTCAAATGCGCTGCCCATAATCTGTTACCTCGTTTCTTATTTATTAATAAATTCAACAATTTTGTCCCACATAGGGATAATCCAACCTGTTACGAACGCTGGATCATAATTTTTAAATGGAGTACCTTGTGGATATTTACCACGAGCTACCACTACAGACTGTACTTGGTCTAGTGTTACACCATCTTTAGCCATTAAATCTTTTAAGGCTTTAGGGATATCTGTTTCAACTAATGGAGTATCGTCTTCTGTAGGTTTAGGTTCTGCCTTGGCTTTTGCTTTTGGCTTAGGTTCAGCCTTTGGCTCTTCCTTAGCTACCACTTCGCCAGTTTGTGCTTTCGCAGCTTCGACTACTTCTGGTGCGTAGTCTTGAGTGCTTGCTTTGGCTAATTCATCAGCAGCAGCCTTTGGAAGTACATCATCAGGAATTACGTGAGCGATTTGGCTATATTCAAATGGCATCACATCAGGTAACCCATGACGATTTTTAGCATCCCATGCAGGGGAATGTGTAGCGTACATTAAACGCTTACCATTGACTGCTTTTTTCTTGTTAGTAGTCGATGTAATGATTTCGTTTTTGTAGTTAGCGAAGAGTACCATATCCGCCCATTCTTTAATAAGAGGAGAGGTTTGGCTACCAGTTTTCTTGCCTAACTTTAATTCAAAGCGATCATATGCACCTAATTCGTCTGGCTGTTCAAACTTGCGAATTTGCGTGTGTGCAGTGAGTACCACGTTCATACCTGCGTCAATTACTTCATCAAGTAAGTTAAGGAAGCGGCCCATTTCTTCACGTACAAATACATAGCCTGTACCGTATGGGAACTCTTCAATACCTTTCTTTTGATGTTGAGCGCAGATATGTTCTACACATAACTGCTCAGCCCAGTCGATGGTATCAATGACTAATGTTTGATAGCCACCTGGCATCATGGCGAATTCCTTAATAAAGGATATAAGCATTGTCCATGATGTAGGCTTTTCAGTACGAGCTACGTCTAGGTGGTCGGTACTGCTTTCTGTATCAATGAATACTGGAGATGGGAAGTGGCTTGCGAAGGTGGTTTTACCAATCCCCTCAGTGCCATACAACACTACTTTTTGAGCACGTTTACGTTTACCTGTTACAATCTTCATTAAAATTCACCCCAATCATCTGTTACTTTAGGTTCTTCTGTTGCATCTTTTTTATGCTCTGCTTTAGCTTTAGGCTTAGCCTTGGTAGTCTTACCTGTAGTACTGAACTCTTCGCCCTTAATGTGACCATCTTCAATGATGATGGAACATTCATCTAGGTTGTTAGTTACTCGAGTAGCAATAACTTGTAAGCCTTCTTGCTCTAACCAACCACCGAATTCTTTCATCGTATCGACGTCCATTTGTTCCATCTTATCCATCAATACGAAGCCACATTTAGGGTTAAGAGCTCTAACGATAGCTGTGGCCACTTTTAGTTGCTCAGCACCGCTCATGCAGTCCCATTGTTTACCGTTGTAGATAAGCACACCTTCCTGAATTGATAGACCAGGTAGTGGCATATCTACAGACTCAAGTAATTTATTTTTACGATCGCGGATGTCTTGAATGTCATCCGTTAACTCATCGTATTCCTGTTTGAAGTCTGCAGCTTCTTGTAAAGCACGTTGACGCTCTTGGTTAGCTCGTACTTTAGAGTTAAGTTCATCTACATTCTTGATTTGCTCTTCAAGTTCTGCGGTAGATTCGTCCTCTAAGTCTTTAGCTGCAGTCGTTGCGATATCATAATCTTCAGCTAGTTGAGTCTGCTTGGCTTGAAGCTCTTCTAGTTTTCGTTGGGCTTCATCAACTAAGTTATTGACTGTTACCATCTGAGCCTGGATAGCAGATACGTTATTACGTTTCTTTTGGTTCTTAGCGTTGCGAAGTAAGATATCTTGTTGTTGTTTAATGAGTTCCGATGCACTGATAGGTTCTTGTGGAACTTCATCATATGCAGGTAACTCTTTAGCGTATTTATCTTTCTGAGTGGCAATTTGCCCTATAGAATGACGTTTAGCGTATACCTCTTGGTATTCACCTTCGAGTTTCTTTAACTCATCTTCTACGCCCAATAATTGTAGTAATTCCTGAGCCTTTTCTTTGTCGCTCATTTCCATAAACTTAGGAAGGTCCAAGGCAAGCTGACCAATGAAGGTATCTAAAATCTTTTGTCCAGATTTTTTGCCTTCTGGATCAAGTACCTTGAGAGTGCTATTAGCTCCAGTTCGAGTTACTACCAATCCATTGGATAGCTTTACTTCAAGTTTAGGTGGATTATAACTACCTTCACGTGCAGCACTGGAAGGTTCGAATTTAGTACCACCTAGCGCCCATGCGATAGCATCTAAGATAGACGTCTTGCCTTGTCCATTCTTTCCACCAATGACGGTTAGGCCATTTTCTGTAGGTTCATAAGATACTGCTTTAACACGTTTCACGTTTTCCAATTCAAAGGAATTGATTTTAATTTTGTCCATTATGTTTACCTTTCTTGTATTAGTAATCTTGTACTTGGAATATTGTTTCGATTGGAACTTTAAGTCCATCTGCAATTAGGACAGCTGTTTTAAATCTAGCTACTTTCTCGTCTCTTAAATAGCTATACAGTGTGACGTAATGCACTCCACATATTTCAGCAGCGCCTTGTACATTTAACTTTCTCTTAGCTAGTAAGGCTTTAAATGCATCATGCTTTAACTTATACCCGAATCTATTGCCCCATGAGTTTTGCTTTATAGTCGTATGCTTAAATATGGAGTTAAAGGACATTCGTAGGTTTTTAGCTATGAGTTCTGCGGTAGATATGCGGCAACAGTCACCGCGATTTAACTTGCTAATTCTAGGACTAATACCGACTTCATGACACCATGTAACAAATCCGTATGGCGTTCGTTCATAAACTAACTCTTTTAGGTCTAGCCCCTTTCTTAGTACAGCCATGCGCATAACTGGATGTGGGCCACTATAGTCTTTCATAACTAATCACCTCACCAAATAAAACGGGGATTTGCACTTGAAATATCGATGCTATGGATTGAGCAGTGTTATAATCTACTCTGTTACCAAGCAGTAATCTTCGCATGGTAGATCTCGATAGTTTCGCAGCATCTTGTATGGACTTCTGCGTTTTATATTCATCAGCCTTAGCGCTCCATAACTCATAGAACACATCCTGGCGGAGTCTGTAGTTACGCTCAGTGCGTGCCATACAATCGTTCCTTTAGATATTTAATCTGTTCATGTTGGGCAGCAGATATGATCAACAAGCCACCTAACATGATTTGCATTAAGAACCCGCCAAATGATACTCGGTCCAGTTCTAGAGAACCCATAGCTCCAATGATTAATATGAAGCCAACTATTTTTATTACAGACATCATTCTTGCACCCTCACGTTATACAACTGTTTTTAATACCCATAAGCAGAACGCCAGTCCTGTACCAACGGATATAAACATACCAAGTGTTAATAGGATAAGTCCGAAAAGTTCTTTGAAGTTAAAGTCCATTTTTTTACCCTCGTATGATTAATAAATGTGAGCTTCTTTGAACTCTTTATCAATTCGGCTAGCCGTCCAACCTAGCGTATTAGCAAGATAGAACCGGAAGCCTTCTTTATCAATCGAGAATGTTCTGCCCTTCTTACCCTGGCATTGCCAACATTGAGCGAATGGGAACTTATCCCTTGCGATACATTCACGAACTGCTGTCATAGTCCATCCTAGTACTGTAGCCATTTGGCATACTGCGATTGTCTTTTTAATCATGGTCATATACTCCTCTATGATGTATAATCATCTTAAATCGAATTATTTTTTGATTGAGCCTCTTCGGTATTTGCGGTACCGAGGGGGCTATTTTGTACGTCTAGCGTAGAGTGTTTGACCATTCTGTCTAACAGGTAACGCCCGTTCCTTAGTGGTCATTTCTTGGTGCGTAGATACCAATGCGATCCTTACACTAATTAGGTCAGCTACGCTTTGGACTTCTTCCAAGTAGCCATTATCAAGAGTACTTATAATGTATCTATCTAATGCTGCGACTACTGGAGATATGTCCGGTACTTGTTGCTTCATAGTGAATACCTCCTTTTATAATTCAATTCGATATTTCGTATTACTCGGTAAAAAAAAGAACTTCAAGAGGAATGTCAGCCCCCATAAGATTTTTAATCCGTACGCATTCATCATAAGTTAATGGATATTTACCGTTTAACTTATCCAGAATGGTTGCGTATCGAACTTCTAGCTTGTCCGCTAGTACTTTTCGACTCCAACCTAGTCTTGCGAGTTCGGCGTTTAGATTTGGATACATGTATTCACCTCCCTTTACCATCTCTTAGAATACGATATTTCAATAGTTTTAATTCGAAATATCGTATTCTTGTATCATCATCATAATACGATATTTCGAATTTGTCCAGTTTAAGCTTGTTTATGATTTATTAATGAGTATTTTAATTACGAAATATCGTATTTAAATATTGATATTTCGTAATTGATGTATTATTATATATATATGAGAGGACTTTATGACTAGAGGTGATTACTATGACGAGAGAACAATTTTTAAAAGAAAAAATATTAGAAATAGATACAATTAAAGGGTTTGCCGCTAGAATTGACATGCCTTACACCACTTTATATTCTATTTTGAATAACGTAGGTGGCGCTTCTATAGATAACGTGTTAAAAATTTGTAAGGGGTTAAATATTCCTGCAGATATATTAGAACAATTTGATAGCCAAAATACTTTTAGCTATGATGAAGAATTAATATCTTTACAAAGGAACTATAAAGGTTTAGGTAAGGCTGAAAGACAACAGTTAAATGACTTTATTAGTTTCCTAAAGTCAAAACATGATTCGAATATGCCAGAGGATGATGATCTTGACTAATAATCTTGTAAGTACGATAAAAGAGGCACACAATACACGTAAGTTAATAAGTGATGAAATTAAGCTAACACCTAGAATGGTAATTGAATATTTAATAAAACAAAAAAATGTTTGTGTTAAAACTTATAAACAAGGTGCGCAAGCTCTCGGAGTATCCCCTTTAATAATAGGAATGTATACACAATCATCCGATGCAGCGACCTTATATTTACCTAAAACAAATGATTTGTATATCTTATACGATTCAGAAATAAAAACAAAAGAACGTAAACTATGGAGTCTATGTCATGAAACTGGACATATAATTAGGGGGCATCATTTACAGAAAATGAGTGATCCAGAGTTAGTCAAATCCCCTATTTTAGAGTTGGAAGCAAACACATTTGCTAGGGAGCTATTAGCGCCTGCCACTTTAGTATATGGTTTTATTTCTAGGTATAAAACAGAGGGTCCTAATATTGAAGATTTTTACTTTGCTTACAGGTATGTTTTTGGGTTAAGCAAATCAGCTGCTGCATTATCTGCTAATATACTTTTACACGAGGGCCATCAGATTAAAAACGATTTATCTCTAATTCAACAGTATGGCGTCAAGCTAAATAATCTATTTCCTTATATTAGTACGCAAAGAGATTACCATTATTTAGTATCAGCTATGTGTAAAACGGAATACGACCACATTAAGAGAGCTTACGATTTAAATAAGTCTTTTAGGGAGGGCCTATTTAGTCGTTCTGTGTTTTAAATTTAAGGAGAGATAAGCATGAACAAAAGAGTGTTAGTAACAGCTGTTTTAGGGGTAATTATGGCTGTATTGGTAGGGTATGTAATAACTGATTACCATCAAAATACATCTAATCAAGCAGCTTATTCCGCATCAGAAGAGGCTCTCAAAGCGCAGGAAGAAAAGGATAAGGAAGCCGAGTTAACAAAAAAGGCTGATGCAGAAAAGGAAATATATACTATTCTAAACAACACAAACTTTGAATATGATCAAGTAGACAGGGAATATAAATTCTACAGTTCTAGTCAAAGAGCGATACAACCGAATAACTCTGTATCATGGGTTGCTTTCGTAGACTCCTCGGGTCATTTAGTAGGACCTTTTGTCAAATTTGTTACATTCTCCCCATTAGATATATCTACAAATTGGATATTTTGGGATAAATTAACGTTCTCCAGTTCTGCAGGTAAATATGATTACACAATGCGTGGCGTCATTGCGGGGCAAAGCGGTGGAGGCAAAAATATTAGATTAGATGATTCCGGAACCTATGAGTATGCCTTGCTAACAATCCCGGAAATAGATGAAGGATTGCGCATCTTAACTCAAGGTGATAATCCAATCATTAGATATCGAGGGTCGCAATATTATAAAGACTACGCCCTATCCTCTGAAGAAGTTGAACAGTTAAAGACTGCGCTAACTTTATACAAACTCGGAGATATTGTTGATAATAACTTAGATGTAAATAAGCTATCTAAATAAAATAATACCCCTATCACACGATAGGGGTATTTTAGGAGGTATATAATTATGGCTATGAAACGTGCTAACGGTTCAGGATCCGTATATAAAATGAAGCACAAACAGTTACGAAAGCCCTACCGGGCGGTAGTAACCTATGGCTACGATGCTAACGGCAAGGCTATTCGTAAATCGGTAGGCACATTTGCTACACAAAAGGAAGCTTACACAGCCCTTGCCCTCTACTCTACCAATCCACCGCAAGAAGAGCAACGTAAAATTACGTTTGGCCAATGCTTTGAAT